TCGCAACTCATACCGGGGCTCCTTCGGGCATCGTTTGCGGCGCACCCAGCATGCCGCCAGGCGAGGCCGGGGCCATCGGCATGAACTGGCGCTGCGCAGCCTGCAGATCACCCACCGCCATGATATCCCGCATGGTCTGGATAATCATCTCCTGGATCTGCTCGGGCCGCATGCCGGCCTGTACAACGCTCAGGCGCTTCGTCTCGGCGTCGTATTCCTTAATCTTCAACTCCTGCGCTTCCATCGACTGGTTCACGCGCTGGAGCATCTGCATCATGCCCTGCAGTTCCTGCGTCAGCACTTGAATCTGCTGGTTCGCCGCCTGCAGCGCCGGGTCTTCCTGATCCTGCAGCAGCTTCGGGTCGATGGTCTTGCGCAGGCGCTCGGCAAGCTCGTCAGCGCCCGGCCAGTCCATGTTCTTGACGAACAGGTCGCCGGCCACGGCCCACAGTTGCGGCGAGCCCTGCAGGATCTGCGACATGGCGTCCATCGCCTCTTGCCGCTTGGTCAGGTACGACGGACCCGTGGTGACCACGACGTCGTACTTGCCGACGCCGGGGTTGTAGATCTTGGCGATGACCACGCCCGACTGGTCTTTGACCTCGCGCACCGGCTCGGGCTGCATCGGGTCCAGACGCGCCATCTTGGTTTGGCCGTCCACGCCGATGATCCGGGCGATGCGTTGCGTGTCGTAGATCTTCGGGATCAGGTCCACGATCTGCCGCGTGACGTAGCGCACCGCACGGGCCAGATTGTCCACGTAGTGGTACGTGCCCGTGTCGGACTGTTTCTCGCGGGCCAGAATGGCTCGGCCGCTGCGTTCGTTGCTCGTCGCGCCCAGGCTGCTGTCGTACTGCCCCGTGGTGGCCTTCAGATCGTCCGAGGCGCCCATCTTGGCGGCAATCAGGCCCTGCTGGGCCATCGGCGGCTGCGCACGCTGCGGCAGCGGGAAGGAGTTGCCAGCGCCGTCGGTGGCGTCGGGGTTGACCTCCAGATACGGCCAGTTGGTCGTGTTGGCGGTCTTCCACTGGTGCTCGTAACCCTCAAACTGGCCGCCGTACCCAATGAACGGGGCTTTGGGCGCCAGCGCCAGCATCTCGGCTTCCTGCGACACCCAGTAGTTGTACATCCGCTGGGCGTCCTTGGCATTCCTCACCAAGCCGCTGATGTGGATTTCGCCGTCCACCTCAAACTCGTTGCCGACGACGCGCACCACCGGGATCCACTTGCCGGCCCAGTCGCGCTCCTCGAGGACTTCGTACCCGTTGGTCTTGCACCACTTCACGCGCTGCTGTTCGGCCTGTCGGCTGCGCATGGGCATCAGGCCCATCGCGCGCATCTGCTGGTCTTCCGGCGAGTCCTCAAACGCGGTCATCCCACCGGGGTACAGGTGCAGCGTCTTGACTTCCTTTTCGATGTAGAAGTACTCCGCGATCCGCACCATGTTCTCGTTCAGCCAGTACCCTGACGTCGAATCACCCACGCTGTACGACAGCAGGGTCGAAACCGGCGCGGCCTTGGGGTACAGGCGCTCGTACTCTTTCTTCGTCAGGTCTTGCGTGATGAAGCAGAACTGCGCGTCAGCACCGCACGGATCTTGAATCAGCGGGTCCATGTACACGCTGAACGAGTTGCGGATGCGCCCGATGCGGATGTCTTGGTCGAACGTGTCGGGGTCGCAATACTCCGTCAGGATGCGGATGTAGCCCTCGCCAAACGTCACCTGGTTTTCGCAGGCCGTGTCGTAGGCGACGTCCGCGTCGGACATGTACTCGATGTGCCGCACGATGCCGTCGAAAATCTCCGCAACCTCCGGATCAGCCTTGTCGTCAGCAGGAATGACCTTGCCGCTAGGGCGGTTCTGACGCTGGTCGTTGGTGACCGATTTGACGTGCTGCGGCAGCTTGTTGATCGTCAGGCACGGCCTGGCATTGATCGTCTGGCCCTGCACGCTGCCACGGGTTGCCAGCACATCCTGCGGCCACTGCCACGAATTGTCGGAACTGCCGGCGTAAAACTTCAGATCGTCCAGCTCGTTCTGCCGCGAATTCGACACCGCAGCCTGCGCCATCGTCATGCGCTGACGCATTTCGGCCAGAAAATCCGCGTCCTGCTTGCCGCCAGCAGCGGCCACGCGGGCACCAGCGATGCCGGTGGGGTCGGAGGTGCGGTTGTACGCCATTACTTCTTCTTTGCAGGCGCGGGCTTTTGCGCCTCGCGTTTGACACTGTACGCGATAACGACAGCCTGTTTCTGGGGCTTGCCGGCCTGCATTTCAGCCTTCACGTTCTTGCGAAACGCTTCTTTGGACGCTGATTTCACCAGAGGCATGTCATTTCCCCTTTTTCGCCGTCTTGGCCGACTCTTTGAACGCTTTGGCCGTAGGCGCACCCGCCGAGCCCAGGCCGGCCTTCTCCATGTCCTCGAGCAGCCGGGCGGCGCGGTTGTAGCCGATGCGCAGGTGGCGCTGCACGAGCGAGATCGAGGCCTTGCGGTGCTGCAGCACGATGGCCACGGCCTGGTCGTACATCGCGTCGCCCTCGCCGCCCCCCGCGCCGATCTCGCCGGACGCGCCAGTGGCGTGGATGTTGGCGTAGAGACCGGGTTTCGAAGCGGATTTCTGCGGCATGATCAGCATTTCCAGCGTTTCAGAGCAGCCTTGGCTCGCTCGCCGTTCTCGGCCTTCGCGGCGACGCCGCCCATGCGGGCGCAAAACGACGCTTTTCGGCCCTTATCGGCCTCAGTCTTCGGATTCGGCGCCGGCGCCTTCAGATTCGACCCCGTTTCGCGGTTATAGCGCTCGCGCCCCTTGGCCGTCAGGCCCGCGCCGCGCTCGGTGGGCAGTTTTTCGCCCCGACCGACGCTCAGAGACACGGATTTCTTCGCCATCACAGCTCCCGGAGGCCCTCAGTGAGCCATCCAACCCGCCGAAACCACGCCGCGATCACTGATCGAGCGGCGCTGCTCCTTGGCATTGTACTCCCGATGCGCCAGCGGGAACGCAAACGTGCATGCCAGCGCGTCGGCAGCGTCCGGCGACGCCAAACCGCGCGATTTCATGTCCTTCTTCGACTCCAAGTACACCGTTCCGCTGCTGTCAGGCTTCGTCTTCGGCCCCGTCAGGTCGGCTTTCAGCTGCCGGTCAACCGGTACGTGCGCCGATTTCAGCCAGTCGCGCATCGCGCCCCACAATTCGGCGCGCTTATTGCCCCACATCACGCTGGCCTTGGCCTTCCAGCCAAAATTCACACCCCTGACCTTGAACCGCTGCTCCGTCAGGCGGTCCAAAATCCCGTATCCCAGCCCGCCCTCGTCAATCACTGTCAGCGCGGGCCGGAATTCCTCGATGGCGTCGATCACGTGCCCCACCACGGTCATCGTGTCATCGCCCCGATACCGCCGAATCGCCACCAGATCACGCCCCTGACGGGCCACGATCACGGTCGCGTCCGCGCCACTGCGCGCGGGGTCCACGCCCAGAACAATCGGTGCGGTGGGATCCTTGTACGCCGGCCGCTTTACGGCATCGTCTACCAGGCGCGGCGCGATGAACTGGTCTTCGCCGGCAGCGGGGAACTCCCCGTACACCTCGACGCGGGCCTCGCGGGAGTCCTCGCCGTACTCATCGATGATCTGCTGGTACACCCGCTGGTCGGTGCCCTCAACGCTGCGGGCGTCGATCTGGATGTTCTTCCAGAAATCCCGCTTAGCGTGAAAGCACTCGAAAAAATACCCTTCGTTGCGACGCGGGTTTGAAAACGCCAGCCAGTACCTGTCGAGGATGTTCTCCGTGAAAAACCCCGCGCCCACCGCCCAGATCGGGTCCGGAATGCCCGACGCCTCGTCGAACACCAACATCATCCCGTCCATGTTGTGCGTGCCCGCGTAGGCGTCCGGGTTCTCCTCGCTCCACAGTCGGCCCTCGGCCGCCCAGTACCGGGTGCCTTTCTTCAGATCCCGCTCAACAATCTGCGTCAGCCACTGCGCCGGCATGAGCTTCGTCGCGCTGATCTCCCACCAGTGACTGTTAATCAGCATCGCTGACCACTTCGTCAACTCGCCCCAGGTCACGCCCCGCAGCTGCGCCTCGCTGTTCGCGCTGACCATCACCGTGCTGCCGATCCGCGTCGAGAGCATCCACAG